CAGGTTAAAAGCCCGTTGCTCTACCGACTGAGCTAAGTGTCCAAGTAAATGGTAGGGGCAGTGAGACTCGAACTCACACTGGAGGGATTTTAAGTCCCGTGTCTCTGCCATTGGACTATGCCCCCGTGGAGGAAGCGGTGGGATTCGAACCCACGGTACCTTGCGGTACGACAGTTTTCAAGACTGTATCAATCGACCTCTCTGACACGCTTCCTATTGGTACTCCCGAAGGGACTCGAACCCCTAACCTAACCGTTATGAGCGGTCAGCTCTAACCATTGAGCTACAGGAGTGGAATTGGCGCGCCGTGCAGGACTCGAACCTGCTGCCTCAAGCTTAGAAGGCTCGCGCTCTATCCAGATGAGCTAACGGCGCATTCGATTAGGATATGCGGCCTAATCGATGAAAAAGGTTAGCTACCTTCGTCAATTCAGGCGAAGGACTGCGCTCACTTTCCTCGATACGAGTAAGCATATCTCTATAGCAGTGAAGCGATCTCTTGATTAATTCCAAGTCTTGAACTGCAAGCGTCACGCCTTTGATTTCATCTGGCATTACTTCGATTCCATTAACCAGTTGTTCGCTGTATCCATCCAATCGAGCGCTTCGACAGGAAGAGATTCACCACGACGCTGAGCGTTAAGAAGATTGCAGAATGTATCTTCTACAGCCTTCGGATTTTCCATTGTAGGAAATGCAAAAAGTTCAACTTCCATATTTTCCTCCATATAGTATATATTCAATTTATCGCGCAGTGTAATCATAAACAGTGAAGTGAGTGGCGTCGGCAATCAAACAGTAAGACTGCGATTGATTGCGACTACGAAGATAAGTGCCGCCACCGAGACGAGGCATGCGACGACCGACAGATTGCGCACGTGGGCCACGATAGCGAAAACGCGGCTTAATACCAGCATCGGCATAGGCACTCAAAACTTGTTCGCGAAGTTCGATCGGAATCCAATAGGCTCGGACAGGATGATAAGGATTGTTAGTACCATGAGCAGGCACAGCGTAGATATTTTCGATTTGTTCAACGGTAAGAGTCACTGATATATCCTTTCAATTGATAATATCATCTTACATCGGTTTCGGATTATTGTACACCGGTATTTTCATTTTAAGCGTTTTTATTCCGACAGCCACTGAGCAATCGATCCAAACTTCAGACCAAACTTGTACTCAAGTGATTCAAGACCATAGAAGTTAAACTCCTCAGCGTCGATGCCATGAGCATCAGCGATGATCTGGATTGCACGCTCGCGTGTGCAATTCTGAACGATCTGCATCGTTTCCTCGACGCGGGCAACAAAGCCAGTAAAGTTCTCTTGCTGCTCGATAGCTTCACGAGCGTTCTGCTCGTTCAGGCGATTGACAAGATATTCAAAGTCAGCATTGAACTCTTCGATCGAATCGAACTGGGCGTAGCGGGGACGACTACCATACACGTCCTTGTACAGGTCCGAGTAGATGTCGCCGTCGTGGCTATTGGTCAGAGCGTTGATGTCCGAGAGAGTAAACATCTCAAAGTCCTTATTCACTGTTGGTATTACCATTATACACTAATCTGAATTAATGTACACAACTATTTTAGCTGTGCATCTGAATACCTTCGATCCGCGGAGAGATCGTCTTGGCAGAGTACTGCACGCCGTTGATCTCAAAGAAGTGCCGACCACCAATCGGACCGACCTTTTCCCAACGAAGCTTCAGAGCTTCGCGCTCACGGAAGGGGCTGATACCATGAGTCCACATGCGGCCGGAACGCAATTCAAAAGCACCGCCGCAGAGATTCGTAACCATGTTTGTTTCCTTGTTCATCATATATCCAGGATACCATGTTTTTCAAATAATGTACACAAAAAAATGCGCTCAGAATTATCTAAGCGCATTTTAGTTTGAATTTAAAATTATTATCGATCAAGATAAAAATTGACCAGGCTTCGAAACTTGCTCCGAACGCCTGAAATCATTTTCCCAGCAGAGTGCCGACCTTTGCTTCTGCAACCGCAAGTCTTGCTTCGAGGGAATCAAGGACAGGATCTGCAGGAGCAGCAACGGCCGCTGCTAATTCTTCCTTGACCGCTGGAGCGACTTTTTCGCCAATAGCTGCAGCAACAATAACTGCGACTGCGTCAGCAGCAGCCTGGACCGCTTCTGTAGCTGGAACAGGAGCTTCTGCAACCGCTTCAGTAATCAATGCAGTAACAGCTTCTGGATCCTTTACGACTTCTGGATCAGCCGCAACAACTGCGGCGACAGCGGCAGCAACGATCGCAGCAACTTCTGGATTTTCAATTGCAGCGGCTTCGTTCTGAGCCTGAACAACATCTTCAACAATTATAACTGCTTCTACGTCGTTGGCGCTCGGTGAAAGAACGACAACCTGTTCAAGAGCAACAGCAACTGTGTCTGCTGGAGCAGCAACGATTGCTGCGATCTGTTCTTGAGTTTTTACAGCGATCAATTGATCAACTTGAACTTCAACGGCCGAGAGTCTCTGATCAAATTCAACGACGTCGTCAATGATATCTGTATTCGCAACTGTGCCTGTAAGTGTAGCTAGCTTAGCTTCTACTGCAGCAAGTCTTACTGCAAGATCGTATAGTCTCATATAAAATTCCTTTGATTTAGCCCCCATGGCATTTTTATTTATTGGGAAAACGTCCGCTAGTTGAATGGGAAAAATATTAAATTTTTAATATCATATGAAAATTAGCTTTTCAATATGCCCCAGGTCCCGTCATAATTTTCTACGAGGGCAGTGCAGCTCTCACACCAGTCTCCATCGTTCATATAAACGATGTCATCATACTGTGTTATTTCTGCGTGATGGATATGTCCGCAGATAATACCGTCATATCCCTTACGCTTACAATACAGTGACATTTCCTTTTCAAACTCTCCGATATAATTAGCGGCAAGTTTTGCTTTGTGCTTAAGATATTTTGCCAAACTCCACGGTTGCATTCTAAGCAATCGTCGCATCATATTAACAGACTTATTGATATGAATTAGAGAATCATACGCAAAGTCTCCAAGATGCATGATGAATCGGCCTGTCTTCGTTCGCATTAAATTGTCGAACAAATCACCGTGCACTACCAAATAACGTTTACCATCGATTCCTACATGAACGCAGCGATGCTCTACAGCAATTCTACCAATTTTAATATTTGGAAAAGATCGGAAGATTTCATCATGATTACCGGTGACATATATTACTTCTGTCTTCTCTGAAATTTTCAATATTTTTCTGAGTATTTGATTATGGCTTTTCGGCCAATACCATTTCTTTTTGAGACGCCAAACGTCTACAATATCTCCAACCAAATATAGTCTCTCAGTCTCGATGGTCGAAAGAAACTCTAGGAGAGCATTTGAATTACAATGTTTAGATCCAAGATGGAGATCGGATATGAATACTGATTTGTATTTTTTACCAGTAGTTTTTGGCATCTATTTTTTCCCAGTATTGATTATTATTTCTATTGAGAAAGTTTTTTATCAAATACCAAGACATACCTAAGTAACCCATCTTCTTAAATCTACGACTATCTTGACCAAAATAATGATCAGCAATCATAAATTTTTTAGGACTATACATTTTAGATAAGAAGAAGTCTTCTGATGTGGCATATTTATCAGGAAAGCGGCCAAATTCATTAAATTTACTGGTTCTAGTGAGCATATATGCCCCAACAGCAAATGGCATCCATCGTGATAGAATTTTGTTGATTAAATTGAACAGCGAAAAGGCGAGAGTAGTTCTGATCGAATCATCATAACACTTGATATTTAAACCTACAAGATCGAGGTTCTTTTCTTCTAACAGATTCAATGTGTCTTTAATGACAGTGTTGCTAAAAAATCTAACATCAGCATCTATGAAAAGAATATATGGTGTTTTTACAAGTTTAGCTCCATTATTCTTTGCAGTTGATACTGGACCACCTTTAATAATAGTAACATTTAGATTGCCTGAATGTGAATCTATAACTTCTCGAGTTGAATCGGTCGAGGCATCAGCAATATATATTTTTACACCTTCAATACCTTCTTGTCTCTTCAGACTACCCAGCAAATAAGAGATATAATTCTCTTCATTCTTACATGGAACGACAATAGTAATTTTGTCGTGCATTAAAGTTACTTTTTTCTACCGATATTATATTTCGTCACGAGGCTCCATTCGTTTTTTTCCTTGAATGGAAGGATCTTAATTTGGTTCAAAGGAGTCTGAGGATCTACGATTTTATTTGGATCCACTACTGCAATCAATCCCCAGTCGGAGAGAAGCTTGACTATTGTATTTCTTCGACCTTTGTCTTCTGTAGAGAAGTCCGATGGTTTACCGTCAAGAGCAAAGAGCTCTTTAAAGTGGACGATATAATATTTACCTTGTTTGTGTAGAATATGACAAGACTGATAAAGAGTCTTGTCCTTACGAGAAGCCACGCCAATACGAGTCAGAGTTTCACGAACTTTTAGGAAATCATCCTCTTCGCCTAACCTCACTTCAATTAAAGTTTCTAATACACTCATGTTTCGCCCTTCTGAATCTTTTTCTTTATTATTTTTATGTGTTCAGAGGAGAGGATATCAAGAGCTGCCTTGGCAGCATGCCGGCTATAACCGTAATACTCTGCAACCGCTTCGAGATCTTCATCCTTTTCTTTTTTTACCCACTTAGCAAAGCGTTTGCTAGGTCGAATAATATTTATTAAAAAGGAATATTGCAGTTTGTTGTCGAGACTGTGGTTACAGTTCATCATGTTTGCGGCGTGGATACTATCCGCGAAGTAAGATAAAGATCGATTTGTTAGCCAAGGACTGTAAGTCTTCTCGGCGAGTGCATCATTCTCGGTGCCTTTCATCAGGTTCTTCTTGGTCGAGTTGATCGAGTTCACGAAGTCGAACGGTTTCATCTTTGCGGCCTTTCATTATCACGTCTGCAGACTTGTCAAAGAAGTCTGCACATTTTTCACAGATCTCGAGAGATACTGTCCCGTCTGCAGTTTCGAGACGAAGTTCATGGAACACCGCTTTCTTCGAATACTTATCCATGCAGATGGGGCATTTCTTTTTCCAGATCACAGAAACTCGCAGTCAGCCATAATTTCAGTCAAACATGCCATCAGATTGATCTCTGGATCGGCAGCAAATGCATTCTGATACTGATACTTTGCAAGATGGAGTACGAGTTGAGGCATACTGCCTTTGCCGATATAATCCTCGGCCTTATCGAAGAAGGCGCGGAAGAACTCTGTCGGTTCGATGTCAGACTCTCCAAGCCACTTCCGAACGGCTGTGAAGTTCTTGTCCTTCATATAACCGATCAGCTTGGCAAGTGCATTATCAGAGAAGTTGCGTAGGATACCAGTGTCGATTTTACCAGTCGCGCTGTAGCGTTGCAACTCATTGATCACTCGGCGCCAATCAGGAAAGTGAGACTTGATCACTTCAGCCACAACTGGCTTCTCGTATTCTACACCTTCAGTATCAAGAATGCCGCATACTCGTTGCATGAATTGTTTTGCAAGAGATGGGAGTTCTGACTTCGGGATCTTGAACTTGATCACAGAACAACGAGAATGAAGAGGCTCGATGATACGATCAACAAAGTTACAAGTCAGAATGAATCCGCAGTTGGCACTAAACTCTTCCATAAAGTTACGTAAAGCTGGTTGAGTCGACTGAGGATTGAGATAGTCGGCTTCGTCGAGGATTACCATCTTTCTGCCACCCATCAGAGAGACAGAGCTGGCAAACTGCGAGATGTCGTTACGCAGCATGTCGATGTTGCCGTTCATCGAACCGTTGATAACGATGTAGTCACACTGTAGTTCTTCGCACATGGCTTTGGCCACAGTCGTCTTACCAACGCCTGCGGTACCAGAGAGAATGAGATTAGGAATGTTCTTCTGATCAACAAACTGTTGAAATGTCTTCTTGAGTTCGTCAGTCAGAATAGTGCCGGACACGGTTTTCGGGCGATAGCGTTCTACCCACAAAAAATCTTCAAGCATAATATAATCTCCGTCACAAAAAGTGGGCGATGCCGAAACACCGCCCATTCAAATCAAGCCTCGAAAGCAGAGTTGGATTCAACGGCAATCCAATACTCTACACTCGCACCCTTCCAGTGGCTGAGACCTTTCGAAGAGATCGATACGTCATAAGAACCTGGAATCAACTTCATACAATCCGAACGGAATACCATGCGGAAGCGAGA